ATTGGATCTTCCTTCTGTTTTTCGCTATTTTGTATTTTTAGGAAAAGCATGAAGGTATTCGTAAGTAAGGAGCTGTGAATAAATACAAGGGGAGTGGTTGCATTGGACAAAAAGATACTTGCTGATTACATAGACGCTATGGAGCTGATAAAGGAAACAGAGGAGGATATCCGCAAATTAAAAAAGAGACGTAAAACAATCATTCAGACAAACGTAAAAGGCAGTAATCCGAATTTCCCTTATCAGGAACAGCATTTTCAAATTGCAGGTACCACTTTCTCATATCAGGATGACAAAAACTTACGTCTGGAAGAAAAACTTCTGGAGCAGCGCAAGGAGAATGCGGAGAAGATCAAGCGGCGGGTGGAAGAATGGCTTCTGACGGTTCCGATTCGGATGCAGCGGATTATCAAGTATAAGATATTTGAGGAGATGACCTGGGAGCAGACGGCAGAGAAGATTGGGAGAAAGGCCACGGAAAACGGATTGAAAAAAGAATTTGAGAGATTTATGAAAAAGAGATGAAAGTTTGTCACGAATGTCACACATGTCACGTTTTCGTATGCTATAGTATATGCTGAGATTGGTGGCTGGATGGTCATTCAATTCAAACCCTCACACACACGAAAGGCGTTCTGCATGAAAATGTAGGGCGCTTTTTCTTGTCAGAATATGTCAGATGGTGTAGAATGAAGAAGTGGTGAATCTTATGGAACAGGTGTGTGAGGTGTGAAAAATGAGCGAGAATGGAAAAGTGGTTTCTTTCATTAATATGAAAGGCGGAGTAGGTAAAACAACCCTATGCATTGGAATTGGAGAATATCTGGCAAATTATATTGGCAAAAAAATTCTGTTTATTGATTTAGATCCACAATTTAATACAACACAAAGCTTAATTAATGAGTTTGATTTAGAAGATGAATATTTGAATAATTATACCGAAGAACACGAAAATAAAACGATTAAGCGATTGTTTGAAACACAAACTACGCTTGTTAGGAAAGTAGATATGCCATCTCCAGATGAAATAATCGTGAATCTCAATGATAAAATGGATTTGTTGCCAGGGACTATTGACCTTATTTTAGTAGAGAGTGATAAAGATGGAACGAAAGCAAAAAAGGTAAAGAAATTTATTTATGAAAACAATCTAAAAGATTCATATGATTTTATTTTTATTGATTGTCCCCCAACTATTTCAGTATACACTGATGCGGCTTTAATAGCATCAGATTTTTATTTGGTACCTATAAGAATCGATAGATACTCAATTTTAGGAATTAAACTGTTAAAACAAATAATAGATAGGCTTGATGACAATGAGAAAATAGGAATAAAACCATTAGGAATTGTATATACAATGGTAAAAGATTTTACGCAAAAGACATTGCAATTGAAAGGGACATTTGAGAAAAACGAAATAGTAAGAGAAATAGGACTATTTGCGAGTATAACTTCATATGTTAATGATTTATTAGTTGGGCTTCAAGGAAATATCTCGTCAAAATATAAAAAGTCAAGAGAAGATATAGGGGCAATTTGTGAGGAATTTTTGGAGAGGGTTAAATCATATGAATCAGAATAAACATATAGATTATTTTCATGGTTATTTGTCTAAGAAAGATTTGAATGTTGTAGACCTGATAGGTGCAATTACGGTTTTGATAATTACAAAAGACATTTTTACAAAAAATTCAGAAGTAAAAGAATTTATAAAATGTGTTTTAAATGTGAATTTTCCAGAATATGTTGTAAAATCCAGAACACTAATGGCGGCACGAGTCGGGCGTTTACTAATAGAATTAGATGCAGGACAGATTTTGAGGATAGCGGAAAATGTTATAGAATATTTAGGGAAAGTCAGTATTGAAAAAAATCAAGATAAAGAATTAAAGCCAAAAAGGAATAAGAAGAAAAATGAAAATGAGAAACTTGAAAAATGGCTGAAGGGACTATAAGATGTTAGATAGATATTATGAAGTGAAGGCATGTAAAACCGATATCTATTACTTTGTAGAATTAATTAAAAGAGAACTACCCGATGTATCAGAAGAGGATTTGATATGTATTGGAAAAGGAATGTCATTTATAAGAAAGGTTTATGCTTATCCAGATAAAGATAAGGCGCACTATTATAACTGTTTGGTAACTGATATGTTAAGTCTCATGCATTCATTCAGTAAATTTTCTGTAAGAATATACTATACAGAATTTCGTTCTGTAATAGAAAATTTTGTACGTGTCATATTAAAATTTGAGAATAATAATGCTATGGGCGTTAGAAATATGTTTAGTAAATTAAAAAAAGAATATAATCTATCATCTAAGCAGTTTATTGATTATTTAGAAGGAGAATATGGAAAATGCTGTGAAATAATTCATAGTAATTGTAATGCTGATTTACCAATCTATCAGTATTATGAAGAAATTATGAGATCAGATGAGTTGGATTTAAAAAGAATATCAAGCATAATTAGACAATTGGCAAATTTTTATAATTCGTGCAAAAAATTTATAGTATTTAATGATTATGAGCAAATGGACAAAGCATTTTATAATCAAAAAGAAGTATTAAAGTATTTATTAGGCGAAAAGAATTATATAGTATATCTAAAAATGGATTTACGTTAGCAGTTAAAGGTACCTCATCTGGGTGCCTTTTCTCATGCAATAGAACAGAAAGCGAGGTGAGCCCCCAATGACAGAAAAACAGAAAATATTCGCCGACGAATACCTGATAGACTTAAACGCAACAAGGGCTTACCTTGTGGCTTATCCGAGAGTTAAAAACGAAAATACCGCCGCCGTAAACGGCAGCAAATTGCTAAGAAATACTAAGGTTGCATCCTACATCCGGGAGCGCATGCAGGAACGCCAGCAGCGTACAGAAGTCACCCAGGATCAGGTCATCCAGGAGCTGGCTTCGATCGCCTTCGCCCGGGTGACAGATTACGTGGAGATAAAAAGCAACGGCCCTTCTTCCATGGTACTGATAAAATCCACAGACTCATTATCCGAAGAACAGCGCCGAGCCATAGCCGGAATCAAAGAAGGAGCAAACGGCATCGAGATTAAGCTGAACGATAAAGAAAAAGCGCTGGAGCTCCTGGGGCGGCACCTTGGGATGTGGAATGACCGTCTGGATCTGAAAGTTCCGGCCATTGACGATGCCGTAAAGGAGATGGAGGAATACTTTGAACAGCAGAAAGCAAGCGGTTCTGGACCTCCTGTGGAATGAACCGTATAAAATTGGACATTGGGTAGGCTTCAAAGATCTGACCGGGCTGCATAATACGTGGCTCCGGTCTTTTTTGTATTCTCATGAAGACCAGACCCTGCTTGCGCACCGCGGGTCTTACAAGACAACGGATCTCTCCCTGTTTCTTGCGCTCCATGCGATCGAGCGGCCCAATGAAAATGTGATGTTCTTCCGGAAGACGGATGATGATGTGACAGAGGTGATCACTCAGACCAGAAAGATTCTGCAGTCACCGGTGATCGGGCGGATCGTATATGATCTGTATGACCTCAGCCTGCAGCTGATCACCGCGAATAATTCCGAAATTATGACGAACCTCTGCACCTCCACAAGGGGCGCGTCCCAGATCATGGGGCTTGGCATCGGAACATCCATTACAGGAAAACACGGGGATATCATCGTGACAGACGATATTGTGAACCTGAGGGACCGCACAAGCCGGGCAGAGCGGAAGCGTACCAGAATCCAGTATATGGAGCTTCAGAACATCCGGAACCGGGGCGGCCGGTTCATTAATACCGGTACTCCTTGGCATAAAGAGGATGCTATTTCATTAATGCCGAATGTGAAGCGGTATGACTGTTATTCTACAGGTCTGATCACTCGTGACAAGCTGGAAGAACTCCGGCAGTCCATGTCGGACAGCCTTTTCGCGGCAAATTATGAGCTGAGACATATTGCGGATAAGGATGCCATGTTTAAAGAGCCGGAGTTTACAAAGGATGTGGAAAAAATCTACGGAGGGATTGCTCATATCGATGCCGCATATGACGGAGCAGATGGAACTGCATTCACTATAATCCGGAAGACAAAGGATGGATTTATAGGTTTTGGTAAACGCTGGGACAGACATGTGGATGACTGCCTGAATGAGATTTCTATTTACCATAAGCGTTTCAGGGCGGGAACTATTTATTGTGAGGACAATGCGGATAAAGGGTATCTGAGAAAAGAGATCGCAGGTATGGGGATTCCGGTTTCTGGATATCACGAACAAATGAATAAGTTTGTGAAAATATCCACGTATCTCCGAAAGAGCTGGAAGAAAATAAAATGGCTGGAAGAGACAGATCCGGAATATATCAATGAGATTCTGGACTACTCAGAGTTTGCGGAGCATGATGATAGTCCGGATTCCGCGGCAAGTATATTTAGAAAACTGGAAACACGGGCTGCATATAACAACGGCCTGAGGGGAGGCGTATAAAATGTTCAGGGTGCCGACAGGTACGGTTATGACTACAGAGCTGCTTGGAAAATATATGGCGAAGCATAAGCAGGAAATTTCCGAGAGGTATCAGAAACTGCAGGATGCATATGAGAATAAGTATGAGATCAGCAGGCAGGAGAAAAAAGCAGTCTGGAAACCAGATAACAGGATTCCGGTCAACTTTGCAAAATATATCGTAGATACTATGAACGGGTTCTTCATAGGAATCCCGATCAAGACCACGAGTAATGATAGGGCGATATCCGAATACCTGGAATTTCTGGATCAGTACAATGACCAGGATGATAATAACGCGGAATTATCTAAGGTGTGCAGCATCTACGGAAGCGGCTTTGAAATGTATTATGTGGATGAGATGGGGAATATCGGGATCACATATCTTTCACCGATGGATGCGTTTATGATCTATGATGACAGCATCCTGGAGAGGCCGATGTTTTTTGTACGGCATTATAAGGATGCGGACAATGTGGAGCATGGAAGCTGGTCAGACGGGAGAGTGGTGCAGCATTTTATTAACCGCGGTTCTTATCAGTGGGTGGATGAAGAAAAGATTCACGGTTTCGAGGGAGTTCCGGCAACGGAATATCTGGAAAATAAGGAACGAATTGGGATATTCGAAAGCGTGCTTCCCATGATCGAGGCTCACCATAAAGCAGTCAGTGAAAAAGCGAATGACGTGGATTATTTTGCGGACGCCTATTTGAAAATACTGGGGGCGAAGTTGGAAGCGAGTGATCTGGAAGTGCTGCGTAGAAACAGGGTGATTAATTTTGAAGGGATGGACGCCCTGAATATCGTGGTTGATTTCCTGCAGAAGCCGAATGGAGATACGACCCAGGAAAACCTGATCAATCGGCTTGAAAAGCTCATTTTCCAGATCAGTATGGTGGCGAATATTTCAGATGAAAATTTCGGGACATCCTCAGGCATTGCTTTGAAATATAAGCTGCAGGGAATGAGCAATCTTGCAAAGACGAAGGAGCGAAAATTTATCTCCGGTATGAACAGGCGGTATAAGCTGATCTTCAGCAATCCGGTTTCTGGCATGCAAGGGGACGCGTGGGTAAACATCAAGTACAAGTTTACCCAGAATATTCCCGCCAATACCCTGGACGAAGCCCAGACTGCTTCCCAACTCAGCGGGATCGTCAGTCAAGAGACTCAGCTGAGGATTCTTTCCGTTGTGGATAACGTGAAGGAAGAACTGGAACGTATAGAAAAGGAGCAAGATCAGGAGGGGTATGAGACAGACTATCCAACGAGCAGGACGGCAGACGATGTACAGGCTGATCTTTACAGCGGGGATGTGGGATTATGAACTACTGGCAGCGGCGTCAGCATCAACTGAATCAACAATTGGAAAAGGATGAGGTCAGACTGAAAAAGCGGCTGTCATCCTTTTATGATACCGAATTTCGAAAACTGGACAAGCAGATCGCGGCATATTATAAGCAGTATGGCACGGATCATGTCATTGAATACCGGAGACTGCTGGAAGAACTTCCGCCAGAGGATAAACGTCTTTTGATAGAGCAGATGGATGTATTCGCGGAGAAATATCCACAGTATGCCCACCTGATGCCGGTGCGGGAATCGGTTTATAAACTGGATCGGCTGGAAGGTCTGCAATATTCTGTACGGATGCAGCAGCTGGAGATTGGGGCTGTTACACAAAAAGAGATTCGGGAGCATTTGGAAAGGCAGGCTCTCCGCGGAGGCAATGCAGCTGCCCAGGCAATGGGGTTCGGTGAGAATTTTTATTCCATGAATCCGGATATTGTAAAGCAGTTTGTTGGTGCGGCTTGGTCGAACGGGGAAAACTTTTCACAGAAGATCTGGAAGAATACGGAGAAGCTGGCGGGTTATTTGAATACGGATATTGCGCAGGGATTTGCACGGGGAGATTCTTATGAAAAGCTGGTAAGGAATCTCCGGCAAAGATTTGGAAAGGTTAGCCGGAAGGACGCTTACAGGCTGATCTATACGGAGGGAACTTATGTGATGGCGGAGGCCACCATGCAACCCTTCACAGAGGATTTTGAAGAGTATCGGCTGTCCACGGCGGCAGATGGAAAAGTGTGTGATCTCTGCCGGGAGCTTGCAAAAAAGAAGTTCCGAATCCAGGACAGACAGCCAGGCGCGAATTTCCCTCCGCTCCATCCCTGGTGCAGATGTACATTTACGATTGAGGTGGAAGATTGGGATAAGTGGATAGAGGACTATGAGAA